GGTGGCTACGGGAGAATCCCCCAGACCGCCCGAGCCACCTCCGGCAACCGAAGGGATTGGCGTTCCGGCGACGCCGTTTGGTGAGGCGCCCGTCCGCGCGCCGCGCAAGCCGGAACCGATTGTCACCGTTGAAGACGAAACGGTGGTCATCGAACAGCCCGACGGCAGCATCGAGATCATCCCTCGTGCGGAGTGGGAGGCGAGGCAGGGGCCGGCTGCGGCGCCGGTCGCCGGGGAGGCTCCGGGCACCTTCAGGACGACGGTTAATCTCAACGGCGAAGAGCGCTCGGTTGAGGGGCCCACCCCGCGTCCTGCACCGCGTCCCGCGCCTGCGCCGGCAGCCGAGGCTAAGCCGATGGCTGGCCCCCGCGAAGGACCCGCTCCGGGCTTTGTCCGCGTTTATCATGGTGGCTCGCCGTTGGAGTCGGGCGAGACTGGCCGCATGTTCACCACGAGCCGTGAATACGCTGAAGGCCATGCGTCGGAGTTTCCCGAAGGGGCCGAGGTTCTTTACATAGACCTCCCGAAAAATGACCCCCGCATCACGCCCGAATATCCCGATCAGGGCCCTGAGCGGGGATTCACCTTTAACCCTCAGCTAACCGCCGAGGAAATGAAAAGCGTGCGGAGCTTGGGGAGGCCCGCGCCGCGCCCCGCGCCTGCGCCGCCCTCGGCTCCTGAGACATTCGTTTACAATCCGGGTCCCAAGCCGAAGCCGTTTGTTCTGGAACGTCGGGAGCCTGCTCCTGCGCCCGCCCCGCGCCCCGCGCCTGCGCCTGAAAACATCCGCACCGTCACGACTCCCGGCGGCACCAAGGTCGATACCGCTTTCGAGGTCGTCGATGCTGCCGATCTGCGCGCCGCGACTGGCGACCTGCAGAACCGCGACCGCAGCCGGGCGGCGACCGATGTGCAGGTGCAGGACATCTTCTCGAACTTCGATCCTGCGCGTCTGGGTGACAGCCAAGAGAGCGACCGTGGTTCGCCCATCATCGGGCCCGACAACGTCGTCGAGAGTGGCAACGGCCGCGTCATGGCAATCAACAAAGTCTATGACGAATCGCCGGAGCGGGCCAAGGCGTACCGCGACTTCATCGAATCTCAGGGCTTCAGCACCGCCGGCATGCAGCGTCCGGTTCTGGTGCGTCGCCGTGTTACCGAGATGGCTCCGGATCAGCGGTCGCAGTTCGTCCGTGAAAGCAACATGGACACGAAGCTGCGGCTCAGCACCAGCGAGCAGGCGGGTGCTGACGCTGCCGCGCTGACGGCTGACGTCATGGGTCTGATGCGGTCGCCCGACGTCAATCAGGCTGTGAATCGTGACTTCGTCCGTGGCTTCTTGTCGAAGCTGCCCCCGCAGGAGCAGGCCGGCTTTATCGACAAGGACGGCATGCTGTCGGCCGAGGGCTCGCGCCGTCTCCGCACTGCTATCAAGGCGTCGGCTTACGGCGATGCCGACCTGATCAACACGCTCGATGAGTCGCAGGACAACAACATCAAGAGCATCGGCGGCGCGCTTGAAGACGTTGCCCCCGAATGGCGTCGGCTGCGCGATGCCGTGGCTGAAGGTCAGGTGCGCCCTGAGATGGACGTCACAGACCGGCTTGTCGAGGCGGCAAAGATCGTGCGCGACATGCGGAATCGTGGCCAGAAGGTTGAGGAATTCCTCGCTCAGCAGGACGCCTTCAATCCGCTGAACCCGCTGACCGAGCGTTTCATCCGCTCGTTCTATAATGAGAAGACCGGCCGCGCTCTGGGTCGTGATGCGATTGCCGATAAGCTGGGCAAATATGCCCGGCGTGCGGCTGAGCAGACGACCGAGGACCAGTTGTTTGCGGCCGAGCAGTTGTCGCCTGAGCAGATCCTCGACGGGATTGCGGAGCCGGAAGAGGGTGGTCTGTTTGATCAGGCCGAGGCCGCACCTCTGGTGGCGCCGGAGCCTGAAATCCCTGTCATCACGGATGAGCTTCCGGCTCGCCTGAAGCAGCCCAAGGCTCAGACTAAGGAGCAGGAAGAAAAGGCCAAGAAGTTCAATCGCGGCCTCGCTGCCGCGATCAAAACCGGCAACATGGGCGTTGTTGCCGATTATCTTGCCAACAAGGGCACGCTTCCGACGACGCGCGAATTCATGGGCCGTGCCCGAAACCTGATCCGCACGTTCGAGCAGATGGGTATCGGCAATCGAATCACGCAGGCGACCGCCGGAAAGCCGGTGAACGTTCTGGAAAGATTGCTGAAGTCTGACGACCTCGGAATCAATCTCAGTCTGCCCAAGGCCGATGCGGACAAGCTGCGGCTGTCCGAAATGAATGTCGCCCTGCGGGACACGAGCGGCGTTAACGAAAAGACGGCTGTTCACGAGATTCTGCACGCCGTTACGATTCCTGCGATTAAATATCCTGACCGCTTTCCGGAGGGGTCCGGCGTTCGCAAGGCGGCGGAGGATCTGCGCGACCTCGCGGAGAAGGTTGCCAAGGTTCTTAAGTCGGGGGATCCCAACAAGGTCCCCCTGAAGTATGCCAAGCTGCGCGACTATCTTGCCACGCCTGAGGAAATCTTGACGTGGGGGCTTACGGACTACGACTTCCAGCAGTTCATGAAGACCATCCCTGTGAAGTCCGGGAACGCCTTCACGGAATTCGTGAAATATGTCGGTCGACTGCTAGGCGTCAGCGAGGGCAAGTATAATGCCCTGACGCGCCTTATCGAGATCAGCGAAAGCCTGATCCCGGCCGACGCTGCAGCAATGGCTGACGTGGCCCGTGGTTTTAAGGCGTTTCAGGAGGGACCCAGCGTTCTTGACCTGAAGGGGAAGGCTGGCAATTTGCCTGCTAATCAGGCGGTGGTTATCGAAGAGGCGGAGCGGATTCCCTCGCTGTCTCGCGGCGTTCGTAAGCTGCTGAAGATGCGGGAGGCTGGCCGCATCGACGATGGTGAATTTGCCTACTACATCGCGGACCTCGCCGAATACATCGGCTACATGAAGGACGGCCGTAACTACCGCCTTGCTCAGAAGGGCAGGGCGCGTGGCGCCGACCGTATCATGGAGGTTCTGCTCCGCGAAAAGCGGAACGGGAACCTGTCGCCTGAGGCGGTTGACTTCATGGCGTGGGTCCTCAAGGGGAACCCCAACCTCGCTGAAGATCTCGGCATTTCGGTTCGCACTCCGAAGGAAGGCTCGCCGGCCGGCGAATACAATCATGTCAGCCGGCTGATGCGTCTCTTCAAGGAGCGCGCTTCGGACACGACCGCCGTTCACGAGATGCTGCACCACACCGAGCGCATGATGCCGCCGGATGTGCAGCAGGCGATCCGCGTGACGTGGCTGCGCGAATTCAACAAGGCTGCCGCAAAGGGCAAGTCGGATCCGCGTATCAATACGTTCTTCCAAGCCCTGCGTGCGCTGCATAGCGGAACCAAGTTCACCGTTGGCAATGAGACTTTCCCCGCTCGGAAGGGCTGGGACATTGCCATGAACTTGCTTGAAAAAGGCGTCGTCCCCTATTCCTACTATCAGTATGTGAACCCCAGCGAGTTCTGGGCGGTGAACGCCACCGACATCATGCGTAAGCGGTTCGACGTGAAGGACTCTACGCTTGGTCGGATTCGGAACTGGCTCTCGGAACTGGTGGAAAAGGCCAAGGGCCTGTTCAATCTCAGCGCCACGTCGCCGCTGATCAAGGCTCTCGACAGTCTCGCTAAGGCGGACGGCAAGTTCAACTCCCTCACCATGCTGCAGGAGAGTGAAAACGCGCGGTATATGGACATCTCTCCAAAGGAGGAGCGTCCTCGCCTCGCGCTGCCAAAGGAAACTCGCGCCCAAGGCTTTGCCCGCAAGCTGATCGACCGCTTCGAGCGCATGCGCGTGGTGCAGAGCATCGGCCAGCTTAGCGAGGGAGCGGAGGGCTTCTACGAGGCCGCGCGCAAATTCGATAGCCGTGCTGGCGAACTGATGCAGAAGTTCGACCGGGATTATTTCCGGCCGATTCAAAAGATCATGAAGGAGGCCGGCCTCAACCTCGATACGGTCGACTTCTATCTCTACGCCCGCGCAGCGCCGGCTCGTAACGCGCGCCTGCAGGCGAAGGCTGAGGCTGAAATCCGCGCCAAGATGGAAGCTGAGGAGGCGTCAGAGGCAGAGATCGATGCCGCCATCGAGCAGGCGTATGAGGATGGCACGATCCCGACGGCTGGCTCCGGCATCACGACGGAAGAGGCGCGGGACGTGCTGCTCGGGTTTGAGGGGCTCGATTACTACCCGGCCCTTCAGAAGATTGGTGAACTGTTCAACGCCGCCAACAAGGAGCGGATGGAGAACAACATCAAGGCTGGCCTCGTGTCCCGCGAGGAAGGCGAGCGCCTGCTGCGAGAGGAGCCCGACTACGTCCCGATGAAGGGCTTTGCGGCCGACGAAAACCTCGCGGAGCCGGCTGAGGACTTCGAGTCCACGATGGGCTATGGCGGCACCGGCTTCGGCGTCAGCACCCGTGAATGGTATGAAGCGCGCGGCCGCAGCAACAAGCCCTTCTCTCCTCTGGGCACATTCATCTCGGACGTGGAGACCTCTATTGTCCGTGGCGAGCGCAACCGCGTCGGCCAGAAACTAATGGATTTCTTTGCCAAGAACCCGTCTGACGCATGGCGCGTGTTCAGCTACCGCAATCCGCCGCGTGATCGGAATGGCAATGTTCAGCGCCCGTCGCCCTTTGACCCGAACTTCATGGTGGTGAAGCGCGGAGGCCAGACGTTCTATCTGCGGATCGATGATCCCCTACTGGCGAAGGCGGCGAAGAATCTTAACCCGCCTCAGATGGGCAAGCTGCTGCAGATTTCGAGCAACGTGACGCGTCTTCTGTCGCGCTCGTTCACGACGGCGAACCCGGACTTCTTCGTGCCGAACTTCTTCCGCGATCTCCAGTCGGCGGCGCTGAACCTTGGGGCAGAGTCCCCGGGTCTGGCGAAGGCTTTCGCCAAGAACGTGAAGGACAAGAAAGCGTTCCGCAGCATCGCCGCGTTTGAATACGGAAGGCCCGGCGGCGACGCGGCTCTCCGCAAGCAATATGAGCAGTTCAAACTGGACGGCGGCTCGGTGTCGTGGGCTCAGCGTGAGACCCCGCAGGAAGCGTCGGCGCGGATTATAGATGACCTGAAAACGCTCGATGACCGTCTACAGGACATCAAGGATGCCAAGGGCGCCAAGGAAACTATCGACGCGCTGTGGAAGCCGGCGAGCAAGCCCTTCCGCGCGATGGTTGGCGCGCTTGAAAGCACCAATGCCATCTTCGAGAACGGGATCCGCTTTGCCGCCTATCGTGCCGCGCTCGACGTGGGCATGACCCGCGAGCAGGCGGCTATGGTTGCCCGCGAGGCTACCGTGGACTTCAACCGTCGCGGCGAGGCTGGCGCCATCTTGAATGCGCTCTACGCCTTCTTCAATGCCGGCATTCAGGGTAGCGTTCGCACGGCGCGGGCGCTGGCGAATAACCCGTTCAAGACCGGAAAACTGTCGACCACTCAGGCGGCGCTGCTTGGCATGATGGGCACGGCTGCCACGCTGGCGGCGGCCAACGCTGGTATTTCTGACGAGGATGATGATGGCAAGCTCTTCTGGGACAAGATCCCGGACTATGAGAAAGAGCGCAACCTCATCATCATGAACCCCGTTGATGGGAAGAGCTATGTGAAGATCCCGATGCCTTATGGCTTTGGCTTCTTCCCGTATCTGGCAACCCGGACGATGGACGCCGCCCGTCGCGGTGATGATCTCGGCGCCGCCGGCCTCGACATCGTGACCGCTGCGCTTGGCAACTTCTCTCCGGTGCAGTTCAGCGCCGGCAGCGTGCAAAGCTCCGCTCTCCGTGCCGCGACGCCGACCATGTTCAAGCCGTTGACGGAACTTGCCGTGAACGAGAACTTCATGGGCAAGCCGATCTACAATGAGCCGTTCGACAAGGGGCAGTCCTATGCCTCTGTCGCACGCTACAACACGCCTGAGGGCTACAAGGATCTGTCTCGGTTCCTGAACGACATCAGCGGCGGTGAGGGCAAGGTCAAGGGCGGCATGAACTTCCCTCCCGAGAGCTTTGAATATCTCATCGAGTTCGGCCTTGGCGGCGTAACCCAGCTTGCCAAGTCGCTCTACAAGACTGGCGCGGAAGGCGAGCCTCTTGCCGCGCCCGTGGTCCGTCGTCTTGTCGGGCAACCGGGCAAGGGCAGAAACGTCGGTGAGTTTTACGAACGCGAAGAGAAGGCGCGGGTTGTGAACCAGCAGATGAAGGATCTGACTGGAGTTGAGCGTCGCAAGCTGATTGAAAAGTTCCCTACGGAAACTCACCCACGCATCCAGTCGGCTCTGACTTCCACGCGCTCTGCGGTTCGCAAGCTGAACGAAGAGCGCAAGCGGATTCAGAAACTGGATATGGACGAGGGCACGAAGGCCGAGCGGCTGGAGGCTCTGCGGGAGCGCATCGACGGGGAGTTTGTGCGCTTCAACCGTGTCTATAATCAGGTGGAAGAGGCGACCCGTTAAGGTCGCCTCTGTCTTCTCAGAACGGAACGTCGTCATCCAGCGGAGGCAGCGATGAACGCTGCTGCGATGGCGCCGCTGATCGCTGCTGGGCGGGCTGACCGCCCTCCTGCTTCGGCTCATACATCGAGATGATGATGCTCTCGCGGCCGTCGTTGCCGCCCACGCCAGCCGGGTTGAACGTGCGGTCGAGCAGGATGTAGGGGCCGTTCTGCCCGTCCATCACCACGCCGACGTTCTTGAAGCGGCCCTTGGTCTGGCCTTGGTTGTCGGTGTATTCCCCGACCTTCACGACCAGATCGTATTTCTTACCCATCGTCTCTCTCCTCAGTTAAACAGTTTGAGCAGCTTCAGCGCGCTGCGCGGGGCCATCAGTTCGGCTTCGTCGAGATAGCCGTTGTGCAGGCCGCGCCATTCGCTGCGCTCCTCAGGTGTCAGCTTCGCGACGATGTCGCATGCGGCCTCGCACCAGCCATCCCAATCGACCATGTCGCCCTCTTCCTCGGGCTCCAGAATGTCGATGTGAAGCTCCTTCTTCTGGCGCGGCGCCGCCGTTGCCTTGGCGACCAGCTTCTCTTCGAGGTTCTGGACCTGCTCTTCGGCTGCAGGCGTTTCGTCAAAGTCCGTGATGTCGATCTCATCGCCGGCATAGTCGTCAGCTTCGACGATCCCTTCTGCCTGATTGTCCACGGCCACGGCGCGCTGCGCCTCGGTCGAGAGCGGCATGTATTTGCTGGCGCGGCGAACCACGGTCTTGCGCCACATCTCGGCTTCGTCCGTCTTCCACGGGCCGACGATGTTGCCGTCCTTGGTCTTGGCCGATGACCGGTCGCGGATGGCAAGGATCTGCTCCTTGCTCATGATCTCGAACTGCGTCTCGCCGTTCTTCAGCTTCCACACGCAGTAGGCGCCGACCATCTCACCGCGATTGGAGAGGCCGTGCTTGTGGACGATGCGGGAGTCCAGCCCCTCTTCCACCTCGAAGATGTCGTTCGCGTACACGAGCCGGCTTTCGATCTTCAGCACCTCGCCGGACTGCATGGCCAGCTTCATCAGGCCCTTATAGCGCGGCCGGAATTGCGCCACGTTCTTCTTCAGACGGCCATCCCACACCTTCAGGATGTCGGCCTCACCCATGTTCTTGTTGAGGCTCAGGCCAAGCTCAGCGGCGCTCAGGCACGCCTTCAGCAGCGAGCCGCGGTCGCAGTCCAGCAGATCCATGTTGTCCGCCACAGCGGCCACGACGATGCCTTGGAACTTATCGACGGTCATCGACTGCGGCAGCAGGCTACGCAGGTGGCCTTCGCGCATGGCGAGTTCCTGCTTGAACCGATCAATCGGCTTGGCCGGGAGGTTACTTGCTGACATTGTTCAATTCCTCTTCGAGATCTTCGATCATCAGTTCAATCGCGCGCTCCACGGTGGCGCGCAGGGTGGGTTTAAGCGGGTGGCGCCCGGCAATCTGGCGCAGCTTGGCCAGCAATGCGCGGTCCACCCGCATCATGACGTCGTCCTTGCTCATCGCGACACCGTCAGTTTCTTGTAGCCGGTGCGAGCGCCGTAATAGTTGCCGACCATGTCCTCGGTGATCCTCGTTCCCATGGATCCCTTGACCGTGCTGATCGACAGCTTGTGCTCGCCGCACTTCACGATGGCCTTCTCCTGCGACGTGTTGTGCTTCTGCATCTCCTCGATGCTCAGGGTGAGCAGTTCGGTCTTGGCTTCGTCCTTTGCCTTCTTGGCCTGCTTCTCAAGGTCGGCCATCTCCAGATACTTCTGGAACAGGTGGGCATGCTCTTCGCCCAGCGTGATGTCCGACATCGGCACGAAGTCCAACATGCGAACCACCGCCTCGGCGTCGTTCTCGAAATCGACCGGCGGCTCTTCGCCTGCCCGGACGCTGTCCCAGAACTTGCTGATCTCACCCTTCAGGGTGGCGATGATCTTGTCGTTGCGCGGGATCTTCATGCGGCGCGGCTCGTTACGCAACAGCGCAATCAGCCAGCCATACTCAGCGCCCGTGCATGCCATCTGGTGCTGAACCTGCAGCACGTAATTGTCGGGCGCGCAGGTAATCGTCTCACCGTCGTATTCCCAGCCATCGCCGAAAGCCGACCACTTGATCTCGACCGGGTGTCCGCCGTCGGTCTGGAAGTCCAGAGAGGCGCCCATGCCGGGGCAATCGTCTGCCGTGAAGTAGTCCGTCACCTTCTCGATCTTCATGTCCCAGCGGTGCGCCGCCCAGTTGGCGATGCCGCTTTCGAGGAAGGTGCCGGCCTGAATCGACTTGTTGTCCGAGAGATCCTCCGGCGGCAGCTTGCCGGCCTTCTCCATCCACAACTGCCAGAGCGTCGTGAACGGGGACATCGCGAACAGGGCGGCGACTTCGCTGCCCCCGATGTGTTGGGATCTCAACTCGTGCCAGTGGATCTGGTCACGCACTGTGACTGCTACCATGTCTGCCTCCGGTATTGTTGTTGTAAGGCGTCAAGCATACAGACGTCTACGGTTGGATGTCAAGCCCGCGATAAACGTCGCCGATAGATCGTGCAAGTATGTATATACCGCCACGTTTTTCCCATGCTGACTGCCATGCCGCCTGAATAGTCCGCTGTTTGCCGGTTGCTGTTTTTACCTCGATGGCAAACGCTCGGCCGGGGGAGATAACGCCGAGTAGGTCGGGCGTCCCCTCGGGCGCCGACTGGATCACGCGCGGGCCACCGTCCAGCGGGCGGAACTTGCCCACGTTGATGCGGAACATCATGATGTCCTGACGCTGGCCGAGCGCAAGGCGGATCTCCTGCTGAAGAACCGCCTCCCTCATTGGATCGTCACTTCGCTTTCCTCGCCGCTCAGAGCCTCCATCGCGGCCTCGACGGATGCGACCATCGCCACGAAGCAGCGGTTCATATCCGGCTCTTCGATCCCGCGCTCTTCGTGCCAGTCTTCCAGCACATCGAGCAGGGCGTCGGTCAGCGTTTTAATCAGCGAGACTGGGATCAATACCGGGGGGCAGTCGCAGTCCGCCCTATCGTCATGTGCCATATCGCGGCCCTCTCTTCTTCGGTTAGCCCGTTCGTGGTGCGAGCATCCCGCACCCCCATCTTCTTGGCAAGGCGCGCAGCCTCCTGCCCGCAGATGACATTGAATGCCCACTGCGTAGGGTTCTTATAGCCGCGCTTACGCGCGACGCTGGTCAGCACCCGATACTTGTTCTGCAGCATCCCCTCGGGGGTGGTGACGGCCTCTTCGCCGTCGCGTGCCATCATCACCAGATCGCCATCGACCTGCTTAACAGTGCGCGGCTTGACCGGGTAGACGTGGCCGCAGACCGGGCAGGTCGGGCTTGGCTTGTGCATGGCGAAGCAGGACGTGCATGTCCGCACCGTCTGCGCCTTCTCCCCCTTTTCGCCGCGACTTGCCACGAAGCCGTCGGCCAGCGACCACTCGCGGTCGTCGTCGATGAACCCATGCCTCGCCGTGTTGCCAGCGTGGTCGAGGATGACCGTGAGTTCCTTCTCCGGGTGCATGCGGATCGCGCGGCCGCACTGCTGAAGATACAGCGCCAGAGACTTCGTCGGCCGCAGCAGGATCGCCACTTCCACTGCCGGCAGGTCGAATCCCTCACTCACCAGATCGCAGCTTGTCAGCACCTGAACCCGGCCTTCCTCGAACGCCTTCAGGACGCCGTCGCGCTCGCCGTCCTCCATGCCGCCATCGATGTGGCTGGCCGTGTATCCTGCCTCTCGGAATTCCTGAGCCACGTCCTTCGCGTGTTTCACGCTGACACAGAACGCGATGGCCTTCTTGCCCGGCGCATACTTCCCGTAGTGCTTGACCGCGCTGCCGGTGATGACCGTCCGATCCATCGCCTCTTCGAGTTGCTTCTGCACGTAGTCGCCCATGCGGGTGCCGACGCCGCCAAGATCCGGCGAGCTTGGAGCGTAGACGACGGCGTGTGACAGGAACCCCTGAGCCGTCAATTCTGCCACTGTGGGTCCCATCACCATGTCGTCGAACATCTGGCCTAGCCCCTTGCCGTCGAGACGCTCTGGCGTGGCTGTGACGCCCAATACGCGGGCGCCGGGAAAGCCGGCCACCACCTTGCCCCAGCTAGAATCAGGGGTGAAGTGGTGGGCCTCGTCGCCGATGATCAGGTCGAAGGGCTTCATGCCCTTCATGCGCTTCACAATTGTGAACGCTGAGGCCACGACCACGTCGGCCATCGGCACGCCGCGATACCCGCCCGCCATCACGGCATGCGCTACGCCCACCTTCTTCAAGGCGTTGCTGATCTGCTTCAACAGTTCGCGGCGGTGGGCCACGATCAGAATGCGTTTGTTGTTCCGGGCCATCCCGGCGGCGATGTATGAGAAGATCACGGTCTTCCCGCTGCCAGTCGGGCTCACCAGCAGGGTGCGCCTGTGACCAGCGCGAAAGCTATCGCGCACCGCCTGCACGGCGGATTCTTGGTAGTCTCGGAGATGCATAGTGCGTCCTTGGTTGGCAGACATCTTGGCCCGGTCTGCCAGCGGGGGGGCGACGCGCCGACCCCTCAGGAGTTGAAAGGTCTTCCCGACGCGTCCAAGTCAATCGCGCCAGCGGCGCAAGCCCTTTGCGATTCGACCGGTCTTCCGGTCGCGATGAAACATCGTCTCGCATTCAGCGTAAAGAGAATCAAGCTCACGGCGAAGGTTGCCGTTCAGGTAAGACAGAACAAAGATGACGGCGGTCAAAACAAGGATAACCAGATTCGTCATTCGCCTTCCCCTCGCTATCTGAACAGAGTCAGCCTTCGATCTTCAGCGGGCAAACGCGGTAGCCCACGTTCAGCACGGTGCCATTGTCATAACGGCAGAAGTGGCTGCCGTTGGTAAACCATTCGGCCACGAGGTAGCTCGTCACGGCATATGCCGGAGTGGCGAGCCCGGCCGCAATCGCGGCAGCAATGATCAGCTTCTTCATCTCAACCTCCTTATTCGTAACGCCATACGCGCACGCCACTATCCGCCGAGCGTGCGATGAACTTCTTCTTCAGGCGGCGCCCTGCGTGAGAGGCAGTGCTGCTCATCGAGCGCGCCGAAGCACCCTCAACAAAGAAGCTCTGCCCAACCTCAAGTGCATCCCACGGATACTTCGCACGACGAGCGCGCGGCTTACGCTCCGCAGGAATTGCGAAACCATCTTCAATCTTAAACGTCATTATGTCCTCCGGTTTTTTCGCATATTACAGGTTCATTCTGCATGTTCAACTGACAGACCGCGTTTCCTACGTTCCGCCATGATGATTTTTTCTGCATCAGTCAGGCTCAGGCTGTAAGCCAAGGCAAGCTCACGCGGCCCCCGCTCGTTCAGCGTTTCGTTCGACCAACCGCGAACAACATTGGCGGCAAGATACGCGCCATTCATCTTTTTCCTCAGTCCCATAGTCCGACTGGCCACTCCTGTTTCGGTAGAAAGATCGCTCGCGACATCGTTCCCTTGAACCGAATCGCGTTGATGCTCTTCTTCGCATACGGGTGGCGGAGCAAGACGCCGGACCAGCCCTCGTAATAGACCGACGTCTGCATGATCTTGTTCAGGCCAGAGATGCTCTGGCCGATCCAGACGCCGGTCGGAACGCCATGCTCCCGCTCGACCTTCAACCCGTGACGGCAAAGCGTATCGTCGGCAATCCGCAGGTTCACGTCGGCGTTCTCGTCCGACTGGAAACAGATGACCAACAACTCGCCAATCGTCCGATCCTGCACGCCGTGCGTCGTCTCAACCCTGACCGGGGTTTGCACGATGTGATCCAGCAGCACCTTGTCCTCGCGCTCGGCCTTCACCTGCAGGAATTCATCGAGGTTCAGGGC